CCTTTCTCTCCACCCTCCCAATAGATTGGGGGTTGTGGGGGTACTCCCCTAGCCCAGGGGGAAGAGGCATTTAGGGAATTCCCTCACCAGGAAAAGGGTTCTCTACTTTGTAGTTATTCTACCTAGTCCATTTGTAAGTTTACCCAAACTATTATATATTAGCGAATCAAAAAAAAATTATGGATAGAGAAAAAACAAGAAAAAGATTTATGAAGTGGTATGGCACTTTAAAAGCTAAACAAAAAAAAGAAGTAGTTGAAATGATGTATAAAACATTTACTAATAAGTTTGTAAAAGAACTTGATGAACTTATGAAATATTATGAAGAAAGAAAAAGAAGTGAAGTTAGTAACTAAAGGAACTGACGAATTAATGTTCGGTTGGAAGTTACCACCTGTGTACTTATCATCAAAGGTGGCTAAGAAGTATTATGAGAAATATGGTACTGAAATTAAAGGGGTTACTTTGACCTCAAATAAGCCCCTTGTTTGACCTCTAACAAACCCCTACTTAGGGGTCAAGGATAGGGTTAAAGATAAAGATAAAGATAATATATATAGTTTATATAATTTTTATATATTTGTGCAAAGTCAAAAATGAAAAGACTACCAACAGAAATAAAGAAGCAAAGAGGTACACTTCAGAAGCATCGTGAAAACGAAAACGAACCAAAGCTACCTTGTGTTATTCCACCGATCCCTACTTGGCTATCTGAAGATGGTCAAAAAGCTTTTGCTGAACTAAGCACTTTGCTTCACGATATGTCGGTGCTGACTCAGGCAGATGAGTTAGCTTTGACTTTACTTTGTGATGCTTACAGCGAATATAAAAATGCTAAACAGATTGTAAACGAACTGGGTGCAACTGTTGAGATAATATCAAGAGAAGGAAACTCAAAACCAACTATAAGACCTGAAGTTCAAATAGCTAATCAAGCTTTTGTTAGAGTCTTTCAACTACTTAAAGAATTTGGATTAACTCCTTCGAGTAGAGCAAAGGTAAATGCTATTGAAAATTCTACCAACACACCTGATGTTAAAATAGAAAACTTCTTCAATAGTGGCGAATAATCTTCACAGAATAAACAAGACTAAATACTTTTTTGATGAGAAGTCAGCGAAGAGGGCTTGTGACTTTATACAAACTTTTTGTAAACACACAAAAGGAGAATTAGCAGGTCAACCATTTGTGTTAGAGCCTTGGCAAATAGAAATCATTGAAGCTATCTTCGGTTGGAAATCTAAGAAAACTAAACTCAGAAAATTTAGACAGTGTTTTATTTTCATTCCTCGTAAGAATGGAAAGACTACTATGATGGTTGGTATAGCACTCTATATGCTTTTTTCTGATGGAGAGAAAGGAGCTGAGATTGTATCGGCTGCTGCTGATAAAGAACAAGCAAGGTTAAGTTTTTCGATAGCTAAACAAATGGTTTTACAAGAACCTAATCTTATTAAAAGAGCAGGTACTTATCGTGACTCAATTACTTACGATAAGGTTGGATCGTACTACAAAGTTATTTCGGCTGATGCAGATACTAAGCACGGACTAAACCTCTCTTGTTGTTTACTAGATGAGATTCACTCACACAAAAATCGTGACCTCTACGATGTGTTACTTACATCTATGGGTGCTAGAAAAGAACCTCTTATGCTAGGAATAACTACAGCAGGGGCAGGTAATCAGAAAGACCACATATCGAGAGAGCTTTATGACTATTCTAAAAAATTAATTGATGGTTCTATTGAGGACGATTCGTTCTTGGCAGTTGTTTATGAGGCTGATGAAAGTGATGATATTTTTAGCGAAGAGGTTTGGAAGAAAGCAAATCCTGGCTATGGTACAATTATCAAAGAAGAATATATGAGGCAACAAGCAACTAAAGCTAAGAATGAGCCTTCATACGAAAATACGTTTCGTAGACTTCACGCTAATCAATGGGTTGTAAATGAGACTAAATTTATTTCTGATTCCAAGTATATGGCTTGTGATGGTGAAGTAAACAAAAGTTATCTTAAAGGTAAGCCTTGTTTTGCAGGATTAGATTTAGCATCTACTAGAGACATCACTTGTTTAGCATTATTATTTCCTGATGAAGAGGGTGGTTACGATGTAATTAACTACAATTTTATACCTGAAGAAAACGCTAAGAAGAGGTCGCAAAGAGATAAAGTAAATTATGATAAGTGGGAAAGAGAGGGGTACGTTATTTATACTCCTGGAGATGTAACAGATTACAATTATATTAAACAAAAAATTCGTGATTTAGGAGAGCTGTACGACATACAGATAGTTGCTTACGATAGGTGGAACTCGTCACAACTTGTAATTGATTTAATGGAAGAAGGTTGTCCTATGATTCCTGTAGGTCAAGGATTTAAAACTATGTCTCCTGCGACTAAAGAATTTGAAACACTAATACTTAGTGGTAAGATTCGTCACGCAGGAGACCCAGTACTTAGATGGATGATGAGTAATGTTGTTCTTACTTACGATCCCGCAGGTAACGTAAAACCGAACAAAGCAAAAAGTAATGAAAAAATTGATGGTATCGTAGCTTGTATTATGGCACTATCAGAAGCAATGGAAAACAAGAATAAGGGTGGCTCAACTTACGATGACAAAGAAATATTTTTTATCTAAGAATGAGATAATAGAAAAAGAGTACAACTCTATTAAAGAGATTTGCACTAATGTTCTTAGAAGCAATAAAGACCTTAACCTTCTTGATGACTTAGTACAAGAGGTTTGTTTAATTCTTCTTAATCAAAGTGATGAATCTGTACAAACTATCTACGAACAAGGTTACTTTAAATTTTATATAGCTAGAGTAATTACTAATCAAGTATTCTCTAGCACTTCACCATTTCACAAGAAGTACAGACAACAAATTCCTTTTATAGATATTGACGATACCGAAGAATATAATCCTTTAGCTGACAAGATTTGGCTTGATATACAGCACCTACTTACTAAAAAAGAAAAAAAAATAGTTGAGTTAAGGTACGTTTACAATTTAAAAGTGACTGATATAGCTAAGACAATGGGTGTTTCTACAAGGCAAATTTACAAGTACATAAAAGGGATTACAGGTCACTTGAAAAAAAAATATAAATAAAAGGTTCACAAAAACACCTTTTCTATATATCTATATGGATAAGGTATATTAAATTACTAGGGATTTGGCAAACATATTAGATTTTTTCAGAAGAAAACCACAAGTACAACCTAACCAAGAGGAAAGGTTTTACAACACAAGTTTATATGGGAACGCTTCAATAATGGGCAACTCATCTAATCAACCAATTTCAAAAGAACGTTCTTTACAACTATCAACAGTTTGGAGTTGCGTAAAAGTAATTTCTGAAACAATAGCTTCTCTACCTATCTCGTTATACGAAAAAGATGCAGATAATAAAAGATATATCTTATCTGACAATCCACTTCACTCTTTAGTAGGAGAGCAACCTTCAACTCTCTACAATTCTTTCAGCTTTTTTGAAAGAGCTTTAGTAGACCTTTGCCTCGATGGGAATTTCTTTGCTTATATAGAGAGAAATAACGGAGGTCTACCTACTCAAATAATCCCTATCCAATGTGATGATGTAAGTGTCTATGTATCGCCTGATGGTAGAGAAGTTTATTATGAAATAGAACAAAACGAAACTATACCTTATCCAATTACTGGTAAAGTAACTTCAGAGAATATGATTCACGTTAAGGGATTATCTTGTGATGGAGTTATGGGTAAGTCACCGATACAGAGTGCAGCAGAGTCTTTAGGTATATCTTTATCTATCGAACAATTTGCAGGTTCGTTTTTTAAAAATGGAGCATCAGTAGGTGGAATTCTTAAACATCCAGGAACTTTAAAACCTGAGACTGCTAAGAGATTACGAGCTAGTTGGAATCAAACTTATAGTGGTTCTATTAATGCAGGTAAAACTGCAATTTTAGAAGAAGGAATGGACTTTTCTCCACGACAGATTCCTAATAATCAAGCTCAATTCTTAGAGACTAGACAATATCAAATTAGTGATATTTGTCGTGTTTTTAGAGTACCTAACCATCTCGTAAACGACCTCAGTAACGCTACCTACTCTAATATTGAGGCACAGCAAATTGACTTTGTGGTACACACTATTACTCCTTGGATTAAGCGTATTGAGATGGCTTTAAATCAAAAGTTAATTCCTTTTAACAAAAAAGGCTCACAATATTTTAAATTCAATTTAACTGCCCTTCTAAGAGGTGACTCTAAGTCAAGAGCAGACTATTATAGAACACTTGTAAACATTGGTGTTATTTCACCTGATGAGGTTAGAGCTTTTGAAGATATGAACTCTATGGGCGGACCAAGTGAAAATGTTTATATGCAAAGTAATATGATGCCTTTAGATAGTTTAGGCGAATCAACAACAAGAAAAAATATAGAATAATATGGCACTAAATCAAGAACAAAAAGAAAAAAAGAAATTTTTAGTTAAAAAAGGTTCTTTTGCTGAATCAGTTTCATATAATGATAGTGTGGATTTAAGTGAAGAAAAAGCTGAGTTATATATAGGTACAGGTGGTCACATAAAAGTAAATTTATTTGGTGGTTCAACTGTTACTTTTAAGAATGTACCTTCGGGGACATATTTACAAGGTATTTTTGTTACTAGAGTTTACAAAACTGATACAACTGCAAGAGATATAGTAGCGATTTACTAAGTGGCACTAAAAGATATAAATACTACCCCTACTGAAGGAATGAGAGAAGAAGCTCGTAAGGGCTTAGAATGGAGAAAAGAATATGGTCGAGGTGGAACTCAAACAGGAGTTTCTCGTGCTAGAGATATAATCAATGGTGATTTAAGTATCTCAAGTATTAAAAGAATGTTTAGTTTTTTTAGCAGACACGAAAATAACAAGGCTAAACACTATTCTGCTAAAGAAAATGATGGTGGTCCAACTGCTTGGAGAATAGCTTGGGCATTATGGGGAGGAAACGCAGGATTTAGTTGGTCTAAGAAAAAGGTTAAAGAGATAGCTAGAGAAGAGGAAAACAGAATGAAAGTAGGTACAATGATAAATGATGGTATAGAATTACCATTGTACGATTCTAAAGAAGAAGCTGAAGCACAAGCAAAAAAGCTAGGTGGTGTTGGTTCACACGAACACACTATGGATGGCAAAACATATTATATGCCTTTTGAAAATCACGAACAAGCAAAGGAAGTGATGAGTAAAGTCAATGACAATATGCAATATAAAGACGAAGAAGAAGAAGAAGATGAAGATAGAGCTTTGACAGGTGCAGTAAAAAAAGGTTTACAAAAAAAGGCAGATGACCATAATGAAAAAGTAGGTAAGAAGAATATTTCTTGGAACGCTAAAGTAACACCTGCTAAACTAGGTAAAGTATTTAATAGAGGTATTGGTGCTTATAAAACAAATCCTGGTTCAGTAAGACCTAGTGTAAAGTCACCAGAACAATGGGCATATGCTAGAGTTAATTCTTTTCTTTATGCGATGGAGAAAGGTAAGTTTCGTTCAGGTAAACACGATACTGATTTATTACCAAGTAATCACCCTGTGAAGAAAAGTATGAAGGAAGAAAAAAATAGTTATAATATGGAAAATAAAGAAATAAGACTATATAGAGCAGAATATCAAGTCACAAAAGACGAAGATAAAGATGAGAAAAGAGTTAGTGGATATGCTGCTTTATTCGACACAGATAGTAGAGATTTAGGTTTTAGAGAAACTATATCTACTGATGCTTTTGATGGTCGTTTAGACGATAATGTAATCTTAACTTTTAATCACGATCCAAACTTAATATTGGATAGAAATATGGGTGGTACTTTAAAACTATCTGTAGATGAAAGAGGGTTACGATACGATGCTACTTTACCTAACACAACAACTGGTAATGATGTAGCAGAATTAATGAAACGAGGTTTACTTTATGAATCTTCATTTGCTTTTACAGTAGAAGAAGATGATTGGAGTAAAGACGGAGATATAACAAGAAGAGAAATTAAAAAAATTGGTCGGCTTGTTGATGTTTCTATAGTTGGTGTTGGTGCTTATGCTAATACTGATGTTGCACTTCGTTCTAAAGAAGCTTTCGAGACGGAAGCAACTGTAGAAGAAACCCCTCAAGTGGAAGAAGTGGAGCAAAAGGTTGAGGAATCATTTGATGATTCAAAGTTAAATTTATTAAGTAATGAATTAAAATTAAAAAAACGAATATGAAAAATTCGATTGAAATTCGTCAAGAGAGAGCAGAGCTTATTGGAAAAGCTGATACTTTATTAAACTTGGCTAAAGGTGAGACTCGTGACTTTACTGCTGACGAGCAAGTATCATACGATGATATGATGACTAACATTGACAAACTAGCTAAAGACATTGAGGTAGTTGAACGTCAAGAAAAATTAAACGCTGAAGCAGCTTCTATTCCTGTTTCTCACGCAACTCAAAATGTTTCTGATTCTAAAGAATTACGAGCATTTTCTTTTGTAGATGCATTTAACGCTGCTAAAAGTGGTCGTGTTGAAGGTCTTGTTCGTGAAATGGATCAAGAGGCTCGTAACGAGAACCCTTCTCAAAACTTTAAAGGTGTGGCTATACCTCACTCTGCTTTGGAATCTCGTGCAAACACAGCTTTAACACCTAACTCTCAACCAGTAGAGGTTAAATCTTTCGTAGATGATATGTTTGCTGCTTCTGTATTAGTTGGAAATGGTGCTACAATGTACACAGGTGTTTCTGCTTCTCAAAAAATTCCAATCGTAGCAGGAATTACTGCAGGTTTTATTCCTGAAAATGGTTCTTCAGCCCAACCTGCTGCAGGTACTATCGGTGGTGGTCAATTAAACCCTCACACTATTGTTGCTGCAACTAATGTTTCTAACGCTGCTTTAGCTCAAAACGCTTCTATAGAGGCTGCTTTCAGAAGAAACTTTGCAACAGCTATTATGGCTCAATTTGAAAAGAACTTGTTAGTAAGTGGAAATGCTGCTCAAGGTCCTGAGTCAATATTTGAAGATGGTGTTCCTTACACTTCAGGTACTCAAGCTTGGACTAGCTCTACAGCTTTAGCAACTGTTCAGTCTATGTTTAGCAAAATGATTTCTCAGTCAAACGATGTAAACAAGCCTTCAGTTAAATTATTATTGAATGGTGATGCTTACGCTGACTTAGCTGCTCAAATTGCTGCTAAAGATGGTTCTGCTTTCAATGCTGCTTCTATGAACTTAGTTGATAGAACTGTTCTTAACATTCCTTACGCTATTTCAGATAACGTAGGTTCTGACGGAAACTCTGCTTCAAGAGCAAGAGCTTTAATGTTGGATATGGAGAAAGTTCACTTAGCTATGTTTGGTGGTCTTGATATTTTGGTTGATCCTTACTCTCAATCTTTAAGTGGTGGTACTTCTTTGGTACTTTCTACTTTACTTGATGGTTTGATTGCTCAATCTTCAGGAAAAGAAGCTGCTGTTAAATGTGTAGCTCCAGCATAATAGATTAAATTAATTAGAAAGGTGAAAGGGGTAACTCCCTTTCCCTTTTATAATATTTATACAATAAGATGCCACACGATTATTTGCACAATATATATAACTTTGAAAACTACGAGTATCTAAACCCTAGTCAAAACAGATATGGGAATTTAGAGCTAACAGAAGCTGCAACAACTCAAGTTGTTACAACTGCTGAGTTAAAGTCTCAACTTAGAATTGATACTTCTGATGAGGACACTTTGTTGGCTACATATATAAGTGCTGCGACTCAAATGGCTGAACACTATTGTAACAGACATTTTATTACAGCTGCGTACAAACTTTGGTTTAAAGAATTACCATCTAAATTTAGTTTATATTATCCTGATGTATCATATACCTTTACAGGGTCTAATCAAGATGGTTTGTACTCTTTAGTTCAATTACCTGATAATAGTTACGCTTATCAATCAAGTTCTAATACAAATTGGTATTCAGATAGAAGTCAAAACCCAGTTGTTGTAAACATTAAAACAGCACCTACACCTGTTAAAACTTTTGAAGAAAGTAGTGGTAATTTATTTGTTCCTTTTTATTTTCAATTTAAAACTGGTATGGGTGATGTTGCAAGTGATGTTCCTGATGCCATTAAACAAGCGATTAAATTAATTGCAAGTGATATGTATTATTTCAGAGAGGATCGCAAAAGAGCTTTTCCTATGGCTTCTGAGATATTACTACAACCTTATAAATGCTATTTATAGTATATGGCTTTTATTGCAAAAATAAAAGCAGGGGAGTTTAACCAAAGAATTAAGTTAAAGTCCATATCTTCAAGCCAAGATGCTTTTGGAGGAATTTCAAACGCTTATTCTGTTCAAGCTACAGTTTGGGCAAATAAAAATGTTAAGACCCTTAGAGACATCGAAGAGAAGTTTGAAGGAGACGAATTACAATCTTATGGTCGATTTGTTTACACTATAAGATACTCAAGTGAGACAAAAGGTATAAAAGCTAATTGGATTATTGAGGAAGTAGAGACTAGCGATATATACGAGATATTAGGTTTCGTTATAGACCCTAGAAAAGAGTTCATTGAAGTTTTTGTAAAACAAGATTTACCAACAGCTTCACCAGTATAGTTATGGCTAAAGCAAAGGATAAAAAGAACGAGATAAGAATCGAGGTTCGTAATATTCAAGATGTTCAACGTAGGTTGAAAAGACTTGGTAAGACGGCTAGAGAGTCTCGTACAGCCATAAATAAAGCGTTGAGACCTGCTGCTAATATGTTAGCTAGAGGTATTCAAAAAGCCTATCAAGATGAGTTTAAATACGAGACAAGAGTAGGTGATAAAGTTTTTAAAAGAAAAAGAAAAGCAGGTAGAACACCAACTTGGAAAACGATTGGTATAATTACTGCTAGAAAATCAAGACAACCAGGCTTATTTGTTGGTCCTATAAAACGTAAAACTACTCCTATAACAGTGAAAGGAAAGGATAGTTACAATTTAGCTGCGATGCAAATTAAAGGTAATAGCATACCACAAGCCCCTAGACCAAATGTCTTTGAGGCTACAGCTACTAAAATGGAAGAAAAAATATATTTACAAGCTGAAAGCGATTTAGATAAGTTGGTAGAAAAAATGATTAGACAAGCAGGTTTAAGATAAGATATGTTTGCAGTAATAGGACAAAAAATAGTAACAAGATTAGAATCCAGAACAGCTTTTATCGCAGCTAATGGTCAAAACAAAGTTTTTCCTGTGATAATACCACAAGGTGTATCTTACCCTTGCTCTACGTTTGAAATAACTAATGTATCGAACTTTTTATCTAAAGGTAGTTCTCTTAACTCGTGTGATGTATCAATTCGCATCGCTTGTTTTGCAGACGCATATCTAACAACATATTCACAAGCCAAGGCCGCTGTAGAAGCCTTAGACTTGTACGAGGTGACTTATACTGAAGATAGTGTAAGCTACACAGCGAAATTCAGATTTCTTGATTTAGACGATGACTATTTCAAGACTCCTGAGAAATTCTACAAAAACGTAAATTTTAACTGTCTAATAATTAAAAATTAAAATAAAATGGCAATTCAAAACGCAACAGACGTAGTTTTAAAAATAACTACAGCCGATGGTTTAGAAGCAGTAGCTCACGCTACATCAGCATCACTATCTGTAAATATGGATCTTCGTGATTCTACAACAAAATCTTCAGCTGGGTGGCAAGAAAACTTAGGTGGTCTTAAATCTTATGAATTAAGTGGAGACGCTTTTGTTGATATAGCTTCACCAACAGGTGCAGACATAGAATCATTGTTTACAGTTTATGAAGCAAGAACAGCAATAACTTGTACTTTTGGTTTAACAGGAATGTTATACACAGGTACAGCACTTATCACTTCAATCTCAATAGACGCAGGTGTAGAAGAAAACGCAACTTATTCAATATCTTTAACTGGAACAGGAGCTTTAGTACAATCTTAATATTAACTTTTAAATCCAAAAATTATGGCAATTCAAAACGCTTCGGATTTATTGGTTTATGCTAAGACGACTGACCCTGCTAAACAAAAGACTAGGATTAGAGTATTGACTACTGACCCTATGACACTAGCTGATGGTGAGACTACAGGTCGTCTTAATGTTAGTAATGCTACAGATGATGGAGGCGTTGTACGAGATAATGTTACAACAGCAGCAGCATCTAATACAGGTACATCTGTAATGGCTGAACTTGTTACTTTGTTAACTAACGCTACAATGGATTATGATGATATTAGTGGCTCAAATCAAACAGATGGTAATTACATTTACAGAGATTTTGAAAATGGTGCTGTTGGATTAGTACCAACTTTACAAATTACAGATGGTACAGTAAGTCCTATCGGAACACTTAATGAGGATGCTATTATAATTGAAATAGTTACCCCTGGCTCAAGTGCAATATTTGACCCTGTAGCTTTTAGTACATCAGCTTCGTTTAGCACTAATATGGATTTAAGAGATGTAACCAACAAAGATTCAAACGGATGGTCTGAGTCTTTGGGTGGTTTAAAATCTTTTGAGGTCTCTACTGATATATTACAATCAATAAATCCCGATGTACCTTTAGATGGTACTGATTTCTTCGATAAACTTAAAAATAGAAGTTTAGTCGATTTAAGTTTCTCTGATAGAATTAGAAACATTATTCGCACTAACCTTACTCAAAGTGGGGTTGATGGGTTTTTGTTAGGTGGTTTAACACAAACTAACTTACAAACTGATCCTTTTAGTGGAAGTACAGCTAGTAAATTAGTTACTGGGGCATCTACTACTAATAAATATCTTGGTTATACTATAGATGCTACTAGAGTAGAAAACAAAAAAGTTAATTGGTCGTTTTATGTTAAAGGTAGTGGTAGTACAACTCAAGCTAGTTTCGCTTTAAGTAATTCTAGTATAGTAGGAGCTTCTACAGTAACAAAGATAGAGGGTCAAGGTACTATTGCCTTTGTAGCAACTAGTTATTATAAAATAACAGGATTAAGCACATCAGCTTGGACTAGAATATCTTTTCAAACAGATACAATAAATTTATCAGGTAGTTCAACTTTTTCTTTTTACATCTATCCAGGATTATATTCAGCTCAAGATTCAGATGAAATTTTTACTTCATCTTGGCAAATTGAATTATCACCTGAAGCAACTAATTATCAAGACCCTACCGATATTACTCATTGGCAAGGTAACGCACTTGTATCTAGTTTAAGTTTTGATGCAGGAGTTGAGGATAATTTAACTTGTTCGGCTACATTTACTGGAACTAGTAATGTTTATCCAAATGGACTTGGTCCTGAGTTGATTGCAGATACAAGTTTTGATGACCCTAGTTATTGGAGTGTTAGCCCTGGTACAGCAGGTACTAGTGTTGTAGAAGATGGTTATGGTAAAATTCTTTCAACAGGTGCAAATTCAGATATTAGTAAAGATTTAAACTTGTATGCAACACCAGGCGATTATTTTTTATTAACATACACTATACATACAAGCACAGATGGTGAATTAGCTATACACGATGGTTGGGATAATTCAACTGAATTTGATTTAAAGATACCATCAACAGTAGGAACACATAAAGTTTTATTAAAACCAGGCGACAATAGTTTAATAATTAAAAGAGCCGCAATTCCGACTACAATTTGGCTAAGTTCAATATCACTAAAGAAAGTTTTATAAATCAATTTAAATTAAAAAGGTAACAAAAAATGAAAAAGGTAGAAATAGGTGGTCAGAAACGACCAATTAGATTTAGTTATTTAGCTTTAAAAGACATCTGTAACGATTGTAAGTTAAAGTTAAATGAAATGGACAAGTTAGGAACAGAGATAGACCACGTTGGTATTATCGCTTACTATGGTCTAAAATATGGTGCTAAGAAGAACGGAGAAGAGTTTAAGTACAAAGTTCGAGATATTGAACAATGGATAGACAATGAAGATTTCGGTAAGATAAATGAAATATTTGAAGCGTTTCAATTAGACCAACCTCAGAAAAAGGGAAAGTAGAAGAGGGAGAGGAAATTATTGATGAAGAGACAGGTGAAGTAGATTGGGATAAGTTAGAAGAAGTTGGATTGGGAATGTTGGGGTTAAGTGATGAAGAATTATATGATTTGACCCCACGTTCCTTAGACAACAAAATAAGAGGTTTTAGAAAGTACAATGAACAGCTTTCTCAAAACAGATGGGAACAGACTAGAATGATAGTACACAGTTGTATAGTGCCTCACTCAAAACATCGACTTAAACCTAAAGAATTAATGCCTTTCCCTTGGGATAACAAAGTTAAAATTAAAAAAGATATTGCTAGTAAAGAGCAAATCGCTGAGGTTCTTAAAAGATACAAACTAATAGAACCTAAAAAAATCAAAGTTTAAAATGGGTGGAGTAAAAACTATATCGATAATTGTAGCTGCTAATATCAAAGGCTTAGAGGCAAGTCTTGGTAAAGCAAATAAATCAATAGTGGGTTTTGCTTCTAACGCAGCTCGTATTGGTTCGACACTTACTTTTGGTGTTACAGCACCTTTAGTTGCTATGGGTAAATCAGCCTTCGATACATTCTCTCAGTTTGAGAATAGTATGATGAAGGTAAACACAGTAACTGGTGCTACTGCCGAAGAGTTTAAAATGCTCACAGCCGAAGCTAAACGATTAGGTGCAACTACTCAATTTACAGCCTCTCAAGTAGCTGACTTACAATTAATTTTAGGTCGTAAAGGATTTGATCCTAAAGCTATACAAGGAATGACTAGCTCTATACTAGACCTTGCCTTAGCTACTGGAGAAGATTTATCTTTAGCATCTGAAGTTGTATCTAAATCTATAAATGCTTTTGGATTAGAAACAGAGCAATCAGCAAGAGTAGCGAATACATTAGCTAGTGCAGCTGCAAATTCATCAATGCAACTTAGCACTTTTGCAACTGCTTTTGCAAACGCTGGTGCTTCTGCAAGTTCAGTAGGTGTAGATATAGAAGAATTATCTGCTATGATGGGTGTTTTGATGGATAATGGTATCAAAGCAAGTAAAGCAGGTACAGGTCTTAATGGTTTGTTTATTAGATTAAAAGAAAATGGTATTTCTTTATCAAGTACCTTAGACTTTTTATCACAAGGCGAATTAACATTAGAAAGAGCAACAGATCTTGTTGGTAGAAACTTTAGTAAGCAGTTATTAATATTAGCTAAGAATAGAGATGCAGTAAAAGATTTAACTACTGAATTTAAGACAAACACTACTAGGTTAAATGAAATGGCAGATGCGATGAGTAAAACTACTGTTGCAAAAGTTAAAAAAATGCAATCGGCAATAGAGGGTTTAAACTTAGAATTAGGTGCTTTACTTTCTGATAGAATTATGCCTCTTATAAAACTTTTAACTAATTTAGCAAATAAATTTAGTGGCTTAGATGATAAAACTCAAAACGTTATTGTAACTGTAAGTTCTGTTGCAGCAGCTATAGGTCCACTAGCTTTGATAATAGGTGGTTTAGGTGGAGCTTTAGTAGCAGGACTATCAGCGATGGGTGGTTTTATAGCAGCAGCAGCACCAGTAGTTCTTGTTGTTGGGGCAATAGTTGTTATAATAGATAAGTTAATTTTAGTCTTAGGTATTTTAGGTCAAGCTGTTATAGATAATGGTAAGGCATTAAAAGATAGATTTAAAAATTTAGCAAACTCTATAGGTAATTTTTTTATTAATATGTTTAATAAAACAGTTACTAAGTTAAGGGATATAGCTGCTAAGTTTGGTATAACAATATTTGAAAATTTTAAACCTGCAGAAGAATTAACTATTATACCTGATAATGAATTAAGTAAATTTGCTAAGTTTTCAGATAGTTCTTCAAAATTTTTTAAGACATACAAAGACTTTAAGAGTAGTGTTGGTGAAGGAATAATGGGTGTGTTTGATTTTGGATTTGAAGGTTCAAGCGGAGGTGAAGCAACACCTACACAAGAACCTAAAACACGATCCCTTCAAGAAGCTTACGATGCTATATTTGGCGAAAACGCTTTTGCAGCATATCAAGAAGATATTAGATTAAAACAAGAGCAACTAGCATCAGCTCAAAGATGGACTAATTCACTTAATAGTTTAGCTGTTAGTTTATCGGAAAACTTTGCTCAATCATTTGCAGATACTATTTTAAGTGGTCAAAACTTTTTACAAGGTCTAGGTCAAATATTTAAAGATTTAGCTAAACAAATTACTTCGATGATAATTAAAGCACTTGTCCTAAGTGCTATACTTTCTTTAACTGGACTTGGTGGTACAGCAGCAGCTCAGAAAAAGTTTGGACAAAATCAAGGATTTAAAGATATATTAGGTGGTATGTTCGGTGGAGGATTTGCTAGTGGTGGTCAACCACCTTTAGGTAAAATCAGTCTCGTTGGGGAACAAGGACCAGAATTATTTGTTCCAAACTCACAAAAAGGAACTATAATTCCTAATGGAGGTTTTGGTGGTTCGACTACACCTGATGTAAGAATATCGGGTGATGATTTATTAATTGTATTTGATAGAGCTAACAGAAGAAAAGCTAGAAGGTAAATTATGGCATACGGAAAGTACAGAGATTCTCAAATAAAAGGCGAGGCAGGTACAACTTGGTACGTTGAAATTTGGAAAAAAAGCTATTCAGGTAGTAGTACCGATATAAATCTTCAAGGTGAGGGTTTTGAGGTTAAATGGACTGGCCAAGGTGGCACAAGAAATAGACAATTTTTAAATTCAGAATGTATTGTAAGTTTTTATGCTGAAAATAATGTTGATGAGGCATTTATATATGATGTATTTCAAAAGGGTGATAAAGAGTATTTTATTAGAATATATAAAAATAGTGTAAGTAACGCTAACCTTTGGTGGTTTGGATGGGTGCAACCATCATTTGATACTTTATCTAACGAGCCTTTTCCTTATCCAGTTAAAATAATTGCTACCGATTCTATAGGTGTTTATAAAGAAAGAGAAGACGATACTTTATCAACATCTACTTGGAATAAAGCTTATAGGATAAATAATCATATAAACGATTTTGGTAGCACAATGTCTTTATTTGACCATTCATCTGCAAACGAATCTCCAATACCACAAAACCATAAGTGGTTTAAGACGGGAATAGATTGGTTTAGAGATGGTGAAACTTACGAAGCTAACGACCCTTTTTATTCTTACTATATTACAAATGCAGCATATAGAGGTGATGTTGAAAAAAAACCTTTAAAATACAAAAAGTACGATGTGCTAAAAGGTTCTTTACAAACATTTAATACTATAGGTTTTTTAAGTAATGGTAATTATTATTTTATTCAACCAAATAATAAAATAGCTACAAGTGGCTTAATAAAAACATACAATTATTTAGGCACAGACAATGAAGTAGCTTCAGGTGGTAATATAGCAGATGAAAATGTAAATCTTACTATAGACCAATCTGCTAATTATATTTTAGCAGGTTCAACAATTACTTTTGACCCAGTTTTAAAAAGTGTAACTTGTGATTTTATAAATGGTGAGTCTACATTTTTTGTTCCTGATGATGCAGATTTAACAACTGGTTTTACAGCAGGTTTACTACAAGGAGACACTGATGAGCAAGGCTCAATGTCTATAAATTTCGCAGCAACTCATAAAGAAGTTTTTAACAGAAATCAATTAAACTTTCCAAGTTCATCTTACGATTTAGTAAACGCAGGACACAAAACAACAGCTCAGTTGCAAATTAAAATCGGAACAGGAGCGGATACAAGATATTTAAGACAAGGTGCAGGTATTTTAGAGTGGGGTACAGATACTACTGTACACACAATGACTTTAGTTAGAGGTAAAAGTGCTAATGGATCGGGCACTATTTTAAATAATGCAGATAGTGATTATGTAGATATTAGTACAATAAGAAATATAGACGAAATAGGTGACAATTTATCATTATCAAGTGCAGAATTTCGACCTTGTAGAGTACAAAGAGTTGGGGATGCATACATAGCAGAAACTGCTATAAAATTTGCAGGTTCATTTCCTGTACCATTAGTTTCAGGAGAAGTAGTTATTACTCTTACTGCTACAAATGAATATACTCCTTACTATTATCAATATCCAAGTAACCCATCTTGGGCAGTCAATTCTGGTGGTACAACTTATCAAAATCAAACACCATCTACAGTTACTAGAACAACTAAATCAGGGTCTTTTTATGGTATCAATACTGCTAGTATTACAGTAGCAGGATATAATGCATTAGCTCTTGGAAATCAAGTTGGGTTGACTTTTACTACTAATCAATCTAATAATGATGCTTTTGAAAATTTAGATTTAGGTGAAATTGAAGTAGGTCAAACTACTTCAGGTTTAGCAAATTCTCAAAATGCAATTTTTTCTGTTCAACACAATACAGGTACTGATGCTGACCCTGTGATGTTTACTTCAACACAAGGTTTTAGGGCAAATGATACTGGTGATTATTTAAATATTTTACAACTATTAACAAGAGAATTTTTACAATTACAAACAGAACCTTTAGAAATACTACAAGCAGATGTATTTAGTTCAGATATATCGCCTATTAAAAATTTAAAATATTCAATAAATAATGATGGTGTATTTAAGTACTATCAATTTTTAGGAGGTACATTTAAAGCTCAAAGTGAAACAATGAGCGGTGAATGGTTTAAAATAAGTACAAGTGCTAGTGTTACAGTAGGTAGTCCTGATGGTATAAATGCAGGTAGAGCTATGTCACCTTCTTCGTTAGGTGTATTAAGTTCAGGTGAAAATATTAATAGTAAGATAATATTAAATCAAATAAACGAAAACAGTTTAGGTACAACAAACGCAGCGATACAATCAGGTACAGCTACTACACAAATTACATTAGTAGATAATACTAGGGCTAAAATATATAGTGGTCAAAAAATACAAATCACTTATGCTGATGGTTCAAACTCTCTTACATTAACAGCTTCTAGTGATGTTGCAACAAGCTCAAAACAAATACCTGTAACTTCATTTACTCCTGAATTAGATTATCCATTAGGCTGTATAGTTAGCCCTTTAGTTTACGACCTAACCAATGTAATTACAGGAGGCGGTGGAGGTAGCACGAGTCCAGGAGGATCAGATACACAGGTTCAGTTTAATGATGGAGGGTCTTTTGGTGGTACTGATTTAATGACTATCGGTACAGATAAAGTTACATTTACAGGTAATGTTGAAATACAAGGCTCAAATGAAAAAATAAAGTTAAATAGTGGTGGGGATATTATTTTTGATGATGATGTAAACGGAGGGTCAGGAAGTGGAGGTATATTGTACAGAGATTCAGGAGGGGGCTTAAAATTTGCTTTTGTAATTCATCCAACTAATATAGTTACAATATGTAACAGAGCCTCAAATGGCGAAGTACAAATTAGAGCAAACACATCATCAGCAGGAGCAGCGGGTGAGTTAACTATAGCGACATTTAAAGATACGTCTGTTGACTTTTTAAATGGAGCTGAACTAAGAGGAACGAACATAGGTAACATATTTGACACAGCAGCTTATTTAACGCCTATTGATTTTAGCATTAGTAATAATACAGGTTTAGCACCATATACTAAAGATACTTCGGATGGAGCAACAGCAGCAATAAATTCTGCAACTTCATCAATGTTTGCCTCTTTTCAAATACCAATCGGTTATGAGGCTACTCACGTTCAAGTAAATGGAAATTCAAGTTCATCAACTTTCAATGTTTATGTTTGTAATATATCTGATGCTACAGTTTCAGCCTTAACAAGTTCTCCAAGTGTTGGAACAAATCAAGCATTATCATCAGCTCAATCAGGTTTACTTGGTAGATATTTAAGTATAGAATTTACTCCAGGAGCTACTAATAGAACAATCTATGGAGCTAAAATAACATTATCAAGATTATAAATAGGGAGATTGATTGTAGTGTATCTTTTTGCTACCTTTTCGATAGACTACTTTCACTCCCTTTATTTAAAACAAAATAATAAAACTAAAAATGCAAGTTACAATAGGAATAATAGAGGTAATAATATCAGTTATTGTATTGTTATCTACTGGTGTTGGAGTATGGACTAATCTTCAAACTAAGGTAACTAAACTTTCTTCTAGGGTATATCACTTAGAGCAATCTGATAACGAATTAAAGATTATCTTAGCAGATATATCGACTAAATTACACAAGATAGAATTATTGTTAGCTGCTAATCAAATTAAAGAGAAGTGACTAAAGAAATACAAGACCAAACTTTTGTTATTAGTGTAAGAAACTTTATTGCTATAGGTGCGGCTAGTTTATTACTTGTTGGAGAGTATTTAGTTTTACAAAACGATATTAATGAAGCTAAGAGTTTACCTAAAACCGAAGTAAGTAAAATAGAATTTGACTTTACTAATAAGAAGTTGCAATATCAAATTGATGCTTTAAAAGAAGAATTAGAATCACTAAAAAAGTAGTATAAATGAGACTAAGTAAAAATTTTGTGTTATCGGAAATTACTAGAAGTAACACAGCCAAAAGACTTGGAATAGATAATGAGCCAACAAAAAAAGACTTGGAAAATATCCAAAGACTTATTACAAATATTTTACAGCCTCTTCGCAACCATCTTGGTCCTATCAGGATTAGTAGTGGTTATCGCAACAAGGAACTCAATCGTGCTATTGGTGGAAGCAATAAGTCACAGCACAGCAAAGGTGAGGCACTTGATATACAATTTTGGAAAGATGGTCAAATGTGTAATAAAAAAGTTTACGACTGGATTATAGATAATGCAGTTGAGTTTGACCAAATGATAAATGAATTTGACTTTTCTTGGATTCACATATCTCTTAAAAAATCTAAAAACAGACGAGAAGTATTAGAGGCTTACAAAGATAAGGATGGAGACACACAATACAGATACGCACCTGATATAATTACATTATGATAAAAAATATTCTTAAAAGTTTAGTAGGACAAGCTTCTACTATTATAGACGATGTAGTAACAACTGACGAAGAACGTTTAAAACTTAAAAATGAGTTTGAGAAAGTTATACAAGACCACGAAAAGGAAATGTTTGCTCTTGAGGTTCAAGACAGAAGTAGTGCTAGAACAATGTTTATGGACGATAGCTTTATACAAAAGATATTGGCTATCATTTTTACTTGTGCTTATTTTCTTATATCTTACTTTATGTTCAAGTGTTTTATAACAAATACTTTAGAGCTTTCAGATTACGAAATAGGTTTTATTAGCACAGTATTTGGTGCTATGTCAAGCAAAGTAAATACCATTATTGATTTCTTCTTTGGTGGTTCATCAAAATCTAAATAGTGCCTTGGCTTCCTAAAGGCAGAGATAGACGCTCTAAGGCTGAAAAAAATAGGTCTTGGGGTGGAGATACTTCGTTCTATAGAAAATACGCTTGGAGGAAGCTAAGAAAGGTTGTATTAGACAAGAACCCTTTGTGCGTTTATTGTTTAAATAATGATATGGTTAAACCTGCTGATGTAGTCGACCACATTGTACCTATCAAACAAGGTGGAGCTGAGTTAGACGAATCTAATTTACAAGGATTGTGTCACAGTTGCCACAATAAAAAGACATATTATGAAAACAGACAAAAATAGATATAGGAGTAAATATGAAGAAGATGTTTGTTCTAAATTGCGTAAAAGTAAAATCCCTTTTGAGTATGAAACTATTAATCTTTACTACGAGATTTCCGAACAGCGAAAATATATACCTGATATTATACTCCCAAACGGAATTGTTATTGAATTAAAGGGAAGGTTTACCTCTAAGGATCGGAAGAAGATGTTACTGGTAATAGAGCAACACCCTGAATTAGATATACGAATGGTCTTTATGAGACCTAACAATAAGTTAAATAAGAATAGTCGCACAACTTATGCCCAATGGTGCGATAAGAATAATATAAAGTGGGCTAACAAATATATACCGACAGAATGGATAAGAGAGACAAGAAAACACCCGAAGAGATAGCTGAAGAAATCTTTGGAAATTGGATAGTGGATTCTACAGAAGAAGAGCAAGGAGAGGACGGCTAGTCCTCTTTTTCTTTTCCTAAATTTTCTATCTCTAGGTCAAGCATCTTTCTGTTGTGGTTACCACTATCAATAGGCTTAGTCATATTCCACTCGTATTGAAACGGCTTACTTTCCTCAAGCTCGATTAACTTTTGTAAATACACAGCTAAATCCATCGCTTCTTCTTGAGCGTGTTTAAGCCAATCTAACTTACTTAAATCTTCTCGCTCCATCGTAGTGCCATATTTCTTTTTGCCCACGTCAGAACGCTTTAAAATCTTAAAACAAACTTGTTCTTCTATACTACTCATAATCTCTTTGGTTAAAACTTTCCACTTACAGTTCCGTTTGGCTTCTTTATAATACCTCCAAATCCATTATTCTCCTTTACACGATCCATATGCTCATCGCAACAAATCGCTTCGGGACTAACTACCTTATCATCAACTACCTTAATTGAATAACTTGATAGCTCTTTAACTTCTTCGCACTTATTACATTTAAACTTTGCCATAACACTCGCTAATTTACAAAAAAAAAGGACATCTACAAGTAGACATCCTCTTTCCATTTTTAACCAAAAAACTTACTAATTATGCAAAAAAATCGTAAGAATGGTCAAATATACAAAACTTTTCCTTTATCATATTCTAAAAAAGTAACATACTTATAAACAAAACTTTTCCTACCAAAGTCAGTAGATTCGGGCATTGTCCTCCAAAACCAGTTACTTATTTTAGTTTTGTTTAAATTAAATACTAATACAGAATCACAATCAAAGAAATTAATGTACAATCCTTGAGCTGCTTTTTCATTTTTAGTCTTTCTTAATATCCTTTCGTACTTGTGCATCTCTAGTATTAATCCTTCAGGATATTTACTCTTAGCTGTATCTAAAGTAAAATTTCTTTGCTTCATCTCGCAATAGAACTTCCTTGCATCCCACTCGTAGGTAAAATCCCAAAAATCATACTTTCCCCCTGAAGGGACACAATTAATTTTATACTTACTAGCGAATCGGTCTAACAAGTTTAGTTCTTTTTCAGTCACTTTTATTTAATTTAGTTAATATATCTAACTCTTGCTTGAGTTCTATAACAGCATTAGCCATCTCCATTTCATTGGCATTGGCTAAAAACTTTTCTCTTTTATAAGCCATCATTTGTGTGTGTACCCAAGTAAATGCTAACGCACTTTCCTCGAACACCTTTAATCTAGGCTTTAACTTCTCAGCTTGAGGGTGTCCCTCGAATTGCTTATACATCTTTAACACCTCGCTTTGATGTGCTATAAACTTATCGAGACTATTCATCTCGTCTAAATTCGGGTCGGCTTCTCGCAATAGATTAATTGCTTTCATTGTAATTTGATCAGGCATAATTTAAAGTATAGTTAATTGGTTAGATTGATTTGATTTATGTATGTTTAATGCTGTTTCTAATATTGTTTTACCTGCTTCGTAATCTACTAGGTTTCTTGCTATTTTTAAAATTAATTTTTTTCCTTTATATTTTGTAAAATCGTAATCGTGAAAAGTAGACCAAGTTTTTAAAGATTCGGTATTTCCATTTTTAGCATCACCAAAGTTTTTAACTCTTCCATTTAAATTATTAGGTAATCTAAAATTAGTCCAGTACAAATGTCTATCTCGTTTTTTTGGATTAAACATAGGTTCATAGTAAGGTATTACATTTTCAATTACATATTTATTCTTACAATGATGTTCTAAAAATATTATTTCCTCATATAGTTTCATATCAGGATAAACTGGTTTTTTACCATTAGCACCAAAACCCCAATATCTAGCCCTACTATGTGTAGGGCAAGGTGGACTACTCCATATAAAATCAAATTCTTGATAATGATCTAATAAATATTGATGTGCATCAGCTACAATTACTTTATCATTTGGGAATCTCTCTTTATATAATTTAGCTAATTCATTATCTAATTCAACTGCTGTAACTTCAATATCTTCTTTTACTTCGTTCCACTTGTATCGGTTTCCACCAAGACAAGCATATAAATTTAATATCTTCATAATTAAAATATATCGTTAGTTGGTCTTTTGATTATCGTTTCTTGTATCGGATCAATTAAAGTTCCGTTCTCATTAAGGTATCTAAACCTACGCAAACTATAAGAATAAAACAAACAGACAGGTGTAAGTTCAGGTGTGGGTACTCCGACTAACTTCTGAAACTTAATTTTCTGTGCGTGTATCTCAGTAACATTCCACTTCTCACTTTGTGGGTTACGATGAAATACAAGAAAGTTATCTGCCCTATTTCCAAACATAGCACCAAACTCTACATCACTCATATTAGGAGCAGGTCGAGTACCATCTTCGTTTCTTCTTCTGTTAGCTGCTGTTCCTGGATGAACCACTAAGTAGAACATTACATTGTGCCTTTTAATAAACCTTCTTACATTACTTAAAGCATCGTAATAGTAATCGTACTTACTCATCTTTGGTGGTGCTTTTAAATCGTTTAAAGGGTCTATAGATATGCCATCTATCTCAACTACTTGCAAATACTCTTCAAACGATTCTAACACCTCATCTACAGTTGGTGTCTCTTCAAATGTAAGTACAGTAAAATGCTCATAAGCCCACTCGATAGCTCTAAGGTAATTGTCTTGACTGATCCTATCGCTAAACTCTTTATCGGCTGTCTTACCACAATACATCTCAGCTATATCTATCATCAAGTCACCGATAGGTTCGTTCTCAGGACAATACATAAGCCACTTGTAATTGTAAAGCTTAGAAGCCATCATCATTAAAAAAAGTTGTGTAGTGGTTTTTCCAATGTTAGCGAATCCAGTCATTATAGTTAGCTCACCTTTACGGAAAGTGTAGTGAGGGTCTAAAGGTTTAATACCAGTAGTAAGACCCTTTGTGTAACCATTAGAGTAAATTTCTTTACAATAATCAGTTACCTCTTGTTTGGAGGTCACTTTATAAAGAGCCATTCTAGTTCTTCATAGCATTTAATTGACCTCCTAAGTAATCAGGATCGGGCTTATCTTTTTTATTCCTTGAAATCCACCCTGAAGCTGCCATCTTCCAATCCTTCATAGGGTTCTTACCTACGTTCCATCCTTGGGACTCGTAGAAGTAAAAGAACCTTTCAGCTTCCCTTTTGTTGCTACCTTTTTCTAGGAAGTATGTAATAACTTCTTGGGTGGACTCAGGAATATTTCTTCGACTATTAACAGGTTCTGTTAAACTAATCTTATTGTTAGGAAAGTCTAAACTAATATCGTTTTCATTCAATATTTTTAATATAGACTTATGTACTCTGTTATTAGGATTAAGTTTGTTACCATATTGAAACTCTATAAAGCCAGTAAGAAACCATCTGCCATTACCTAGAACGCAAATTCTCGGTTTGTTTAAGTTTACATTATCTAAGAATGATTGTACATTAATCTCGTTACCTATCAATAATTCAAACATTCTTTTATTCGGTTTGAATATACCTGCGTGGTCACAATTATCGCAAACGTAAATCCAAAATAATTTATCTGCTAAGGATAGGTCTAAATACCAATCCTCATTCCATTTCATTGTTTCTGTAAATCTCTTTGCCATTTTCATTGGTTTTTTCTTTGGTTAAAAAAAAAGTAGAGGAGAGTAAAACCGACGACCAAATCAAAATCTAACTCCCCTCGTACAAGAACAACCTAGCCGTATTGCTTAAAACTAGGATTTGAATATGTAGCACTCACGCAGCCCACTCTCGTTATTATAAAAGGTTCTCAGGTTTGGTTTTTGCAATATCGCACTCTGTAGCTGAGATTATAAGGGTTTAACAGTTAATCACCCACACCTTTATTAATTAAAATGGTAAATCTTCCGTTTTGTGAAATCCATCAGCAGAAGCTGTCTCTGTTACAGGAGTAGTAGATTCAGTAATCTTCTCACTTACTACTTTCCACGCACCAAGATCCGTGTACCATTTGTTGTTAAATTCTCTTGCATTAATATTAAAAAATACCTCTACAACTTGACCAACTCTATTGTAAGTCATAAAGTTTGTTGTTTTCTCTTCACCAAATACTGTGAAGTAAACATCTTTAGGGTACTCACCTTCTGTGGTGATAACAAACCCTAACTTTTTCCATTCCTTTCCCGCTTTTGACGTTCCAGTTTCTAGTTTAGCGATTTTTGTAATCTCGCCTTTTAAAGATAAATCTCTCATCCTTTTCTTTGTTTAGTTAAAATTAAAATTAAAATTGCTCATAATATTGGTCTACGACCTTTAAAAAAAAATCTCTTGCTTGAGGTGTTTTATTCATTTCATCAACACATAATCCTACAAGTGGACTAACTTCCTCGTGGTAATTAATGTGAAATCTAATTTGAAACTCATCTTCGTTATCTGTTGATACTACAGATACTATTATACTCTCATCTGTTTCCTCTTGGATCGTCTCGTGACAAACGTCTATTCTATCTATCTTCATTGTATAGTTTTTCTAATTTTTCTATTTGTTCTATTTGTGATAAATCAGATGTAATCACTTGTTTTATCTTAGACTTTATTGTACTGTGCCTATTATAAACTAATTTTTTATTTATCATAGCAAATAACTGGTTAAACATAAAGTCTTGTTTCATTAATATTCTAAACATTTTGACTGAGTGCATCACAGTAGCGTGGTCACAATTAGTAAGTGTACCAATTTCTGCTAAAGGTAACTTTTTATCTTGATAAAGCAAGTACCTTAATGAGTGCCTAGCGTAAACTAAATTTCTATCTCTACATTTACTTAACATATCATCTTTAGTAACATTCCAATATAAACAAATATCAGGAAGTGCTTTCTCTAACTTTCTTATTCCATAATCAGTAGCTACTCTTCTTCTCATAATTCTTCGTGTATTACTTTAGTTTTTGGTTGGTTTAACATCTCCAGTAAGCTAACGTACTCTTGCCTACCTTGGTCAATAAAATTCTCAGTACATCTAAATATACCTACTTGATAAGGTTCTTGTGTCTCTACTACAATGAACACAAACTCTTTTGCTCCGAAGCCGTCTAAATAGAACGCAGCTTGTCTGTGGTAATTGTACCTGTAAGCACTCTTTCTAAATTCACTTACTGGCTTAGAGGTAGTCTTTATATCTACTAACATATCACCTCCATCAACAACTATATCGGCTTTTCCTTTACACTTTCGCATCGTGTTAAAGTCTATCCAACACTTCGGTACTTCCTTCTCAGAGTTATCTAAAATAGATTTAACCTCATCGATCCTGGACAACTTGTCCCGAAGATTCAAAGCTAAATTATACTGATCCATTCCGATTACAATACCTTCTCTTTCCTCCATCTTAATCTTCCAAGCTTTATTTAATTTACTCGCCATCGACTTAGTTGGTTCAGGTCTATCTTCAGGATTAATTACAACAAACTTACGTTGAAACTCTTTAGGTTCTAATATAAGTGTGTGAACTAAATTTCCAAACCTTAAAGCAGGTGAGTCGATTGTACCTCCACGCTTCATCATCTCGTAGTACTCCCACCCTTTTTTTAAGTAACCTAATTGAGAGTTAGTAGTGTACTCCCAGTCTCCGTAGTATTCTTGGTCAGTCTTAAATGTTTTCATTATTTTTTATCTTCTAATGTTAAAGATAAATACGCTATATAACTCAAAATAATTAGTATTACTAATAATGGTATATACATCTCCATAATTACTTTAGTTTATCAATTAATTTATTTACACTATCGTTACTTTCAAATAGCCAAGCAAAAATACTTCCTACAATGTGAGTTACAAAACAAACCCAAATCCACCAAGGAGCTTTAGCTACTACTAATATCCATAGAATACAAATTAGTAACATCATAATCCTATAGATTGTAAGTTTAATTCAATTCTCTCTCTTTGCTTGTCAGTCATATTGTACTTAATAAGAGCTTGTTCTACTTGAGTAGCTTTACCATTCTTGATAGCATCTAACATACTCGTTTCGATTTCCTTTGTCATAGTTTGTCTAGTCGGTTTCTTATCTCTAATCCGCAAAGCATCAACTACATCACCAAAAGCTTTAACACCTTTCTCTACATACAATGTAACCTGTACTCCTACCCAATCTTCAATCAATCCACTTCCCGCTACTTTCTCTATTGCTCTTGCATTAGTTCGGTTAAGTATCATTCCTTTATCAAACTCCTTAAAGTAAACTACAAAGCAATCTTCTTTTCTACCTTGTTGTCCAGTAACCTTCTCTTGAGATAGCTTACTAACTGTAACTACAATCTCTTTTTTACCATCTAACGAATACGATCCAAGGTATTCGTAATTAAATTGTTTCTTCCAATGTCCCTTCATTTGTTTATTTTTTATTTACTTGATTAATTGTGTTTTCTTTTATTGCATAAATTAAATCTGTAATAGCATCATAAACTATTTCTAAATTTTCGTCATCAATCAAATCAGTTTGTGACTTGATACTATTCTCGTAACTACGAGCTGTGTTAAGTAGTCTATTAAACCACATCTTTGTTTGAGCCTTGTGCTTACCTTTCAAGTTATATAATTGCTCGTTAAAGCTCTTAAAAGTAGCTACCAAAACTATTAAATCTATTTGTTCTTCTTTGTTTAACATATAAGGAGGGGCGGTATATAAACCTAAATTATATTATCTTCAAAATGGAACTTTCACTAATGACTTTTCTTTTTTACTTGTGCCTCATATATACACTTAGTAATACAATTAATCATATCAGTAAAGTGCTTAGAACAATTAAAATTACTTTGCTCTCGACCACTCTCCATAATTAAAGTATATCTGATTCGAGGTGGATTGCCTCCATCATATTCGGTTGGGTAATATGCTAACGATAACTTAACATCGTAACACTTCTCTTCGTTGTTTAAGTTCCAACCAGTTATTAACATCGGTCGAACTTGCTTTAGTAGATTTTCTTGTTCTTTACTCATTTCAAGCAATTTAAATTAATTTTAGTTTTTTGGTTCGAAGGCAAAGATATAAACATTTTTTTAATTTTCAAACCTACCCCACAAAATAAAAGCGTATTACTAAATGGACTAAAAATTACATAGGAGGGGAGGGGTTGAGGGTAGGAGATAGGCAAAATCGGTGAAATTGAAAAAAATCGATAGGGTAGGAGTTTTCGACTGACTTTATGACATTTGCAAATTTTGAAGCATTTTTTTAGAAATTATTTTTAAATTAAATTGCGCGTATTATTAACCAAAACACAAAAAAATGAAACCAACAAAACACATTAAACAACTAGCCGAAAAGCTGACAAACGAAGATTTAAAAGAACATTTAAATTTTTATTCTCAACACATCGCACACGCTTTTGAGAAAGAAAACACAGAAGAAGCAAAAGAGAAATATTTTAATTCTACTTATAAAGAAAGATTAAACCAATTAAACGACATTAAAAAGGCTTTATATAATGGCTCTTTTTATATGCGTGTGGATTCTGTGTCTAAGTCGGGAATGAGTCGAAAAATACAATTTGCTTATGTAAAGAATAATAAAATAGTAAGTATTAGAGACAAGAAAATTTTAAATTTAGCAGGATGCGACAAGAACGGTAAAATTTCGGGGTGTGGAATGGATATGCTTTTCCACTCTCAATACACACTATTTATAAACTTGCATAAGAATTATAAAAAAGCGAATTATCAAAAAAAACTTAAACAATATTTAAATTACTAAAATTATGATCTACGAAGCAAAACAAACCACAATTAAAAAACGCTTTTTGTTTGGGAGTAAACAAGAAGTTAAGAAATACACTTTTGACAATTACAATGATTGTTTAATCTTTTGTTTAGATGAACAAATACCCTTTTTTAATTGTCTTATAGGCGAGGGAATGACAACCAAAAGAAAAACCTTTAAAAATTACTATTCATTAGAGGAATTTAAAAAGGTGGCTTTAAAGAATCCTTTATTCTTTTTAGGTGTACACGATGCGAGCAAAGCAAATATAAATACATACTATTTTTACCTTGTTAAATCTCATTTAAATAAGTTATTAAAACTTAATACTATAAAATGATGATAGGAACAAATCAAGATTATAAAAACTTTTTAAAGTGGTTGAATAGTGATAATGTCATCATACTTAAAAAGGGTGTTTATACTTGCCAATGTATTCAATACACAAAGCGTTTTACATTTAGCGAAATCTATAAATATTATTTAAAGGAATATTGTAATTTTTACGAACGATAAACCAACAATAATAAATACTATTAAAGCCCACTTTTAAAGTGGGTTTTTTTATTGGCTTAATGTTTACCTAGTGGATCAGATTAAATAAGCTTAAATACAACATAAAACAAATAAAACTATTTAGAGATCTTTTAAGCTCTTTTTTTTGTCTCTAATATACAAATACCTTACTCAATTAAGTAAGGGTAGTATATACGCCTCAAATCGCCTTAAAATACATCGTGTTGCTTTCAATAATACACACATATATCATATATCAAATAAAATATAATCAACTGACATAAAAATAATTTATTTTTTTTTAGCTCGTTTTCGTGTCAGTTTTGACGGATTTAATACAATCGCACCAGAACAAAGCTTAATCGCATACAATCCCTTACCACGCATACAATACAGTCTATTTACCAGTAAAAATATTTTTTTTCTTGTATAGGGGTCTTTTTATCACAAAACTTTTAACACAGAAAAC